TGTGCGCCGATCTGCAACACCGCCGGGCGAGGATCATCCTCTGACGCCAGCGTGTTACCCGATGAGACCGAAACGACGTGATCGTCAGGCAGCGCGAGCTTGTGCTTCTTCAGCACCTTCTCAGCCTTCGCCGGACTCAAGATCGTCATCTCGGTCAATTCCATTGCATTAACACCCATTGCGCGCATGGCTTCAAGGGCTTTGTTCTCGTCCACCCACTGGCGCATACCGCGCTTGGGGACAAGTTTGTAGCCGGGGACCGGCAGACCAGCTTCCAGCGTCTGCATCGCCAGCGCCCGCACTTCCTTAATCCAGCTTTCCAACTGGTCAGCCATACCAAGATAGTCGGACATGTTCTCGATGCTGAGATCCTTCAACGTGGACACCAGCGCCCGATCCGCCGCGCCGGTCATGATGGGGCAAATCGCCTTGCCAGCACACCAGCGGCACCACTCGCCCTGCGCCAGCGGCGCGTCAGGCTGCTGCGCGATCTTCACCGCGATGATCAATTCCTTCTCGAACAGTTGAATGCGACGCGGGGTCGTCTCCCAACGCTTGACGTAGGGCGGCTGCACGATGACCAGTTCGACCTTGGTTGCGCCTTCGAACGCCCATTGCGCGGCGGGGGTCCGCATGGCCGCAGCGGCGTAAAACATAAGCTGTGGATTCTCTTCAACATCGACGGCAACGCCATCGCCAAACTTCCAATCGACAATGTACGCCGTGTCGTTAATGCGACCGACGATGTCGGCGGACCCGAACACGCCGGGCAACAGATCGCCGAACCCGACAATGACCTCGGTCTCAAACTCCATCTGCCTGTCGGGGTCGATCTCGTTCAGCGCCGCCAGCGCGGGCAGCAGCTTGTTGTCAATCAGATCCTGATCGAGCGTCACATCCGCGTGGACAGCGCCGAGGAAATCCTGCGGCGTAGCCTTGCCGTCCAGCACGTCAGCGATGACGTTGTGGAGCAGGGTGCCGGTGTCGGCGTAGACGCTGGACGGCTTGGGCGGCATCTGCGCGACGAGCGTCACGGAGCCAGGGCAGTTGATGACGCGCTTGGCGGTGGACCCGCCGACAATGCTAGAATGTTGAGCCATTAGATTACCTCAGTGGATTGTTGACTGACAGACACTAGACTTTCTTTTACGGGTATGCAATACATTTTTTTATGAGAGAGAGCGAGATCGAACGATATTTCGTGTGGACCGTTCAGTCGCTGGGCGGCGTCACTTACAAGTTTCGGTCGCCCACGCAGCGCGGGGTGGCGGATCGGATTGCGTGTATGCCGGGCGGCGAGACGTGGTTCGTGGAACTCAAGACGAAGGGCGGGCGTCTTGCGCCGCTTCAAAAATTATTTGCAGCGGACATGCTGCGGTTGGGGCAGCATTACGCCTGTTTGTGGTCAACGGAAGGGGTGAACGAATGGGCCTCGCATTACGACCTTACCAAGAAGAAGCCGCTGATTTTCTATTCGAACGAAACCGGGCGATGATCCTTGCGCCAGTGGGCGCGGGCAAAACGGCCATCACGTTGACGGCCATGACCGAGCTGATCGCGGAAGGGCATGTCAAGCGTTGGCTGGTGCTGGCCCCCAAGCGCGTCTGCACGGACGTGTGGCCGGTCGAGCAGCCCAAGTGGGCTCCAGACTTCGAGATCGCCATCGCCACCGGGACGCCAGCGCAGCGTCAAGCGGCGTTTGACAGTGCGGCGTCTATCGTCGTCACCAACTACGACAACATCCAATCCTTACCGGATCTGTCGGGCTTTGATGGTGTCGTCTTTGATGAGCTGACGCGGCTCAAGAACCCCAGCGGCAAACGCTTCAAGGCGTTGTTGGCGCACCTCGACAAGATCCCGTTCCGCTGGGGCTTGACCGGTTCGTTCACATCCAATGGATTGGAAGACGTATTCGGCCAGTGCAAGGTGATCGACCAGAAGCTGCTAGGCCGCGCCAAGGGCGCGTTTCTCCAAAAGTATTTCGTCTGCATCAACCGCGACTTTGGCGACTGGCAACCGCGCAAAGGCGCGCTGGAGCAGGTGATGGACGCCATCCGCCCGGCAACCTTTGTGTTGGACCCAGGCGAGTACAGCGACAAACTGCCGCAGCTAAATGTTGTGGAAATGCGCTGCGACATGCTCGACCGCAAGCCTTACGAGAAAATGAAGCGCGACTTGGTGCTGGAGTACGGCGAGGACAAGATCATCGCGGCGAACGCCGCCGCCGTGACGAACAAGCTCCAGCAGATGGCGTCTGGATTTGTTTACGATAACAAGACGATAGCGTCAGAGGAAAAGGGAAAGTTCACTATGAAACAGAAAGTCATTTGGTTCTCAACGCACAAGTTTGAACTGATCGAAGAAATCCTAAACGAGAACCAGCGCGACAACACGATCATCGTCTACAACTACAAGGAGGAGCTGGCCGAGTTGCAGCGCCGGTATCCCCACGCCCGCACTATCGACGACTTCAACGCCATTGAACGTTGGAACAAGGGCGAGATTGAGCTGTTGCTGATCCACCCCAAGTCTGCCGGGCACGGCCTGAATCTTCAGTTTGGCGGCTGCAAGATCATCTTCCTGTCTATGCCGTGGTCGCTGGAATTGTTTGAGCAGACGGTCGGGCGCCTGCACCGTGGCGGGCAAACCAAGGACGTCTGGTGTTATTTGTTGATCTGTAATAAAACTATAGACGAACGGATCTGGGGCGCACTTCAAGACAAGCGCGCGATTTCAGACATAGCACTTGAGGAACTGACAGCATGAACTGGCGTGATTTGAACAAGGTGTTGCCCACGCTGGACGAGGACACCGTCAGGCGTATGTTGGAGGACGAGCGCAAGGGCGAGCAGCGCACCACCGTGCTTGTGCGCCTGCACCAACGCTACACGATCCTGCGCGCGGCGCGAGAGCGCAGCGAGATTCTTGGCGACGCAATGTTCCCTGAAGTAATGGCGCTTACCTAAGCCATTTCCGTCGCTTTGGTCATCACGTCGTTGACGCGAATAGTCCACCCTTTGCCAAACGTGTCAAAAGTGTCGAGTTTCTTAAGGAAGTTCAAACGCAGGGTGCAGATGGCGTCAACCGCCAATTCGGCGTCGCATTTCTGAATGGCCTTCAGGGATTGCGGCCCAATAACGCCGTCCTCTATTACGCCAGCGATGCGCTGGAGATACTTTGCCGCCCGGCCAGTACCAGAATTTACCGCCAGATCGTAGGCGGCGTAGTCCAGACCAGAAGGAAGATCGTCGCCTCTGATCCGATCCCAATAGTTATGCTTGTAGAAGGGCTTGACCATTTCGGGCGTCAGCGCCCGCATATCCGCTTCGGTAACGTCACGATCTAGGTAAAGTTCCCAGTTTGCGCGGGTAACTCCTAAGTTTGTCATGCCGCCTGGGTCTTTTGGGTGGTTCACAAAACCACCTTCGTGCTTCAAAACCATTTCGAAGCTGGCGTCCCAGTTCTCTTTCATTTGCCGTCCCTTGCCGTAAGAGCGTCAGTCTTGGCTTTTGATCCGGCGCTGGAACCGTAATAGAAGTTGACCACGCCAGTCCACGCGGTGCCCAGCGCGCCAAGCATCATGAGAAGCGCTTCGGTTCCAGTCTGCGGCATACCCTGCACCAGCATCCAGACCAGAATGCCAAAGAAGCCCAGCGTGATGACAACGGCAAGAACCTTTGGCACCCAATCTTTAGTCTCAGTCTGCATCTTGCGGGCGCTGTCGCGATCTCCGGCGGAAATGCGCTCAAGGTCGATGTCCAGTTCCTTCATGCTGACCTTAAAATCAGCGTCAATCTTTTTAAGGGCGGCAAGCTGTTCCGGCGTAGCGTTAGCCATAGCCGCAGAAACTTGTTCCTCAGTACCGTCTTCATGCCCGAAGAGAACGTTGGACAGGGTTTTGACGGCAACGCCAGCCAGCGGTCCGCCCAACGCCGTGGCGATGGTAGGAGCTACTTGACCAAGTAGGGGGCCAAATTTAGCAAGAAGCTCCATTTTAATTTCCCCTTTCAAGGAGGGTGATGCGCTTGTCGAGCGTTGCAATCATCTGCGCCGTGTCGAACCGGATGGAGGCGCGCGCGGCAGCGGCGTCGGCCACCATGTCCATGCGGCTCTTCTCGATGGCGGACATGGAACGCTCACGGTCCAACGTCATGGCGGCGCGGGCAAGGGCGCTTTCCTTTTCAACCTTGGAGATCTGATCACTCAAATTCTCGCGGATCTGCGCCATGTCGATGGTCGTGCCTTGGGGCGGGATTGCCTTGTTGTCTGAGTTAACAACGACAGCAATCTTGGACTTCAATTGAATGATTTCGTTGTTAGCACCGGATAGGGCACTCATGAGGTAGACAACGCAAGAGAACAGGATCGGGATGCCCGCAAAGGTGATTTTCTCGACCAGCGCGCCCTTGCTGGCGCTCGCCGCCATCTCGATGGCAAACTTTTCCTGTTTCTCTTCGGTCGTGCTCATTTGTCCGCCTTTTCGTCAAGCTTGTCGTAGATCCGCTGAAACATGTTCTCAATATGGTCCATGCGCTTGTCCATGTCGAACTTGCTGACGTAGGACT